ATTATGGGTTCTATTGCTACGATACCTTCAGAAGAACCAAACAAAGAAGTTGGGTTTTACGATCCAAATGAAAAGTATCCACTGAAAGATTTCTTAGATGAACCAGATGTAAATCGTTTATCAAGAAATGATAGTGATAAACCGCATGCGGTGATAAAGTCTAAAGAGGATGCTCGAACCAAGCAAGTTCCCGTAGCAAACGAAGCAGCATCTAAGTGGGACGAACCAGCATCTGCCTATAACGCAACGTATCCTTACAATCATGTGAAGGAAACGGAGTCTGGACATATCGTAGAGTATGATGATACCACAAACAACGAACGTATTCACGAGTATCACAAGAGTGGAACGTTTTACGAAGTACAACCTGATGGAACTAAAGTAACACGTGTTGTTGGGGATAACTACACGATTGTCGCTAAAGGCAACGATGTAAATATAAAGGGCAACTGTAATCTAACCATTGATAACAACTGCACCACTTACATTAAAGGCAACTGGGATATACAGGTTGATGGAAATAAAACTGAAGTTGTAAAAGGTAATGTGACAGAGTCATATGCTCAAGGATCTGGGAACATACACGCAACTGTGGTAACTGGTTTGAGAACAGTCAGTGTTACCAGCGATGTTACTGAGATTGTTGGTGGTAAGTCAACATTAAGTATTGCTAAGAACTATGACGTTGACGCACTGAGAATTGATCTGAACTAATGATAGGCGAATTTAAAGTATTAAAAGGTGGTAAGATTCTTACATTTACAAACTATGATGATATACCGCAAGAGTTTGATAATGTGATTAGTTTTAAACCAGATTGGCCGGAACCACCGCATACTGAAGAAGAGCATGAAATTATGTCAGTGTACAACGATAAACTGCAAGAACTAATGAAAAGGGAGCAAAAATAATGCCAGCAGTAACACGAAAAGGTGATGCTGACGTTCCACATTGTTCTACACCGTTTAGAGATCAGCATAGTCCAAACGTTTATGTAAATGGGATCGCTGTAAGTAGACAAGGTGATAACAATACAGTTCATTTGTTACCTGCTCCTCCATGCCCTTCTCATGCCGCACCAATAGCAGTTGGTTCTAGAACTGTTTTTGTAAATGCAAAAGGATGTGGTAGAATTGGTGACTCAATAAGTGCTTGTACCTCTGTTGCCGAAGGTTCTCCAAATGTTTTTGCTGGCGGTTAGTATAAATAGATTACAATATTAAGCTTCCTTAAAGGGGGCATCTCTATTATAATTAAAAGACTGATTGAAGTCAAGGATTTTTTTATGAATAATCATGATTCTTTAGTAAATTTATTTGAAACATATGTTTTTGAAAGCGAAAAGTTCGCTAGTGGGAACAAATCAGCAGGAACCAGAGCAAGAAAGGCACTTGCCGAGATAGCAAAACTTTGTAAAGAGCGCAGAGCAGAGATACAAGAAATTAAAAACGGAACCTGATAAATGGCAAGGACCAAAGAAACCTTTTACAGCGACATTGCATTAGCGTTTAATGCTCATCCAGTCACGGGTGAGATTCAGCGTAAGATAGACGATGATGCTATTAAGCAGTCTGTAAAGTCTTTGGTGCTTACTAATTTCTATGAGCGTCCATTTAGACCTGATATCGGTTGTTCTATTCGCTATCTTTTATTTGAATTGTTTACACCTGCTACAAAGCAGATGATGCAAAATGCAATTGCTGAAGTTATAGAAAATTATGAACCAAGAGCAGAATTAATAACAGTTAATGTTAAAGAAGATCCAGACAGAAACCAATTAGAAGCAACCATCGTTTTTCGTATAAAGAACAGACCAAACGAACCAATTAACCTAAGTGTAATCTTAGAAAGAGTGCGATAATAATGGCAACCGCAAATACATACCTCAGCGTTACAGAATTAGATTTTGATCAGATAAGAAATAATTTAAAGAGTTATCTGAGTACACAAGATCAATTTCGAGATTTCAATTTTGAAGGGTCAACTATTTCGACCCTTCTTGATGTTCTTGCATATAACACTCATTATAACGCATTTTATTTAAATATGCTTGCTAATGAGATGTTTATAGATACTGCTCAGCAAAGAGATTCAGTTGTATCCAGAGCAAAAGAACTTGGTTATACTCCAACTTCAGCGATTGGTGCTCAAGCGAATGTGAGCATCACATTTACTGGTATTTCTAACACCATTTCGCAGTTTACAATTCCAAGAAATGCAAGTTTCAGTACAACTGTTGATGATGTCACTTATACTTATGTTGTTCCAGAGGCAAAAACTGTTTCTAAGGTAAACAATGCGTTTACCACATCAGTTAATATTAAAGAGGGAACACCATTAACTCATCGCTGGACTGTTAGCAGCGTTAATCCTGAAAGATATATTATTCCTAATGCTAATGTAGATACAACAAGTATTAAAGTTACAGTTCAAGAATCTTCAGCAGATACTACTACAACAGAATATACGAGAGCAACAAACACAAGGCAGATTGGTGCAACTTCAGCAGTATTCTTTTTAGAAGAATCAGCAGATCAAAAATACGAAATTGTTTTCAGTCCTGGAACTTTAGGAAAACCAGTCAAGAACGGAAATATTGTTATTGTTGAATACTTAGTTTGTAATGGCGAAGATTCTAATGGAGCAAAAACATTTAGCGTAGATAATTTAAATCTTAGTGTTTCTTACACCAGTGCTGCTATCACAGTAAATGCTAATTCTGCTGGTGGTGCTTTTGCAGAAACTATCGATTCTATCAAATTCAATGCTCCTAAAAATTTCCAAACACAAAATCGTGCTATCATACAAAACGATTACGAAAGATTAATTACTACTGAGAACGCAGACATAGCATCTGTAATTTCTTTTGGTGGCGAGCAAGCAGATCCTCCAGTTTATGGTAAAGTTTACATCGCCATTAAACCTTCTGGCGCATTGTTCTCAACCAACAGTAGAAAAACTAGATTGAAGAGTTCTATATCAGATAGAACACCTTTGGGTATCGATCCTGTTATCATTGATCCAGTTTACACGTATTTGATTCCAACGATACGAACTTTCTACGATGCAACTAAAACGACAGCGACTCGTTCTGAAATAGAATCAGCAGTTTCTTCTGCGATTACATCGTTTTCAACAAACAATCTAGAAAAGTTTAATAAGAAATTTAGATTTTCTAGATTCGTTAGATCTTTAGATAATCTTACGACTGGCGTGATACTAAACAACGATGCATCTATTTTGATGCAAAGAAAGATCACTCCTGTAGTAAACATTGCTCAAAGCATTACGATTTTATTCAATAATAAAGTTAAGGTTTCCACTTTAGATTCAACACAATTTAGTTTTGGTGGATTTAATTGTTTCTTTGATGATAATAGTTCTGGTACAGTTAGAATATTCCGTTACAGTTCTGGTTCTAAGGTTATAGTGAAAGCAAATGCAGGAACAATAAATTACGAAACAGGTAAAGTTGTATTGACTGATTTTGCTCCAACTGCTTATGTTGATGATCAAATTAAATTAAATGTTGCTCCTTATAATTTAGATGTTTTCCCGAACCAGCAACAAATATTGATAATGAACGCTGCTGACGCAGTTATAACTGTTACTGGTGAGAACACGTAATGGCAGTTAATGAAAAAATATCGAAACTGGTAGCAAGTCAGTTTCCATCTTTCTATAAAGAAGAAGGAGAAAACTTCCTTCAATTCATCGAGGCATACTATGCTTGGATGGAAACGACAGGGCAAATGACTGATGCGATTCGCAATTTAGAATCATATCGTGACATCAGCACTACCACTAACGATTTCATTAATTACTTCACTGATACTTTTCTGCCTTCAGTTCCGAGGGAGATGTCTGCTGACAAAAAGTTAGCAGTCAAATACGCAAAATATTTTAATGAGTCACGTGGAACTTTTGAGGCATACAAACTTTTATTCCGTGCAGTTTATGGCGAGGACATCGCACTTGTTCTTCCTGCCGATCAAATACTAAAAGTTTCAGATGGTGACTGGAGAATAGATCGATATCTCGTCACCAAGTATGATCCTGCAACCAACGATTTTATAGGCAAAACGATTGTTGGTGTTGAATCAGGTGCTACCGCAATCGTAGAGGATGTGATTCGCAGAACTATCCGTAAAAAAGATATTATGCAGGTTCTGCTTTCAAATATCACTGGAACATTCTTTAACTTAGAACCAATTAAACTGGAAAGCGATACTGCTGGTACAGGGCATGCTCCTATTGCTCAAGCAGGTATCAATAAAATAACACTCACTTCTGGTGGTGGACAATATTCTAATGGTGATATTGTATCAATAGTTTCTGATGATATTGGCGAGTTTGCTAAAGTTGTAGTTACAAGCACAGTAGATCTTAATGGAACTCTTACGTTTAGTATTAGTGACGGTGGTTCAGGTTATCGTGCTTCTACAGTAGATCCTGGGTCAGAAATTACAATTACTGGTGGTGACGGAACTGGAGCAACCTTTGCTGTTGAACCAGATGATATTGATAACGCATTCCCAATATATCTAGCAATAAATGATAACGTTGTTGGAGATAGAACTTTATTCGCCACTCTTGCTCCTCGGATTACAAATACTGACGGCAAGTTACGCAGAATGGAAAAGTTTTCCAATACGATTATCGCTGCTCCGAGATACGGATTTCCAGAAACAACTGCCGCAGTAGCATTTCAAGATTACCATGAATATGGTGGGGCGATACTTAGAGTTGCGAATACTAAAACCATTTCAGTTGGCGACTCTTTATTTGGTAACACTTCTTTAGCGA